CCTTGCTCAAGGAGTCTACCATAGCAGTGTCTTTGCTGGCAGAGTGATATAGAAATGCGCCGCCGAACAGCACACGCCATATACCGTAGATCTGTGGGCTATGTGGATCGCCTTCTTGGTCTGAACGCTGATGATGTTTGCGATGTATGGCCACCCATTGACGAGTAACCATGCCTGTGGTCAGCCATAGCCAGGCCCGCATAACGTGATTGACCGCAGGGTGAAATTGCACAGCTCGATGTGTTTGTCCGCGATGTAGATAAAGTGTTACACAGGCTATGGTAATTTGTACCATCACCAATGTATAGATTATTATGTTCATCTTTTACTTATGTTTTTTAAAATAATAATCTCCATCCGGTCCATTGGTGCTAAACATACCCATGTTCTGGAATCCTAGATTCTGCATGTATTCTATCACAGTGTCCTGCAGTGGAGCTCCTTTGTTATATTCTACACTTTGTAATTCCAGTATCACATGATCACACTGTAACAGTGTATCTCGAGCTCCCTTTAGCACATCTAGTTCGGCACCTTGTACGTCCATTTTAATCAAATCAGGCATGGGTAATTTTTTTAGATTAACCACGGCATCCAAGGTCACCGTGGTGTACGATTTTCGGTGACTGTCATTGAAATACTCATGCGCTTGGGCATTGACTTCTATGTTTTCACGGTAATAACTGTTGCCGCCAGGATGGTAGGTGTTCTGATAAAAATCTACGGTTTTACCAGTGACATCGCTGAGCACACCAATGTGATATTGTAAGTTCTGTTCTTGATAAAGAAATTCACATTCTGGCATGGCTTCAAATACCACAAACTCTGATGCAGGCCAGATGCGTTTGGCTTCATTGGTCCAATGCAAAACACAGGCTCCTATGTCATAGATCACCCTAGGTATGATCCCCAATTTTGCTATGTAGTCCACATGCTGTTGTGGTATTAACCTCTGACTGCCTAATTCTCGCAACCGTTGAGAAAAATCTGATAGATCAACGGTTGGTGCTACTTCGGGATGAATGACAAATTCTGTAGATCCTATGTGTTTGCAAAGGATCGTTGCATCTGCAAAAATCTTAAATCCGTGATTCCTAGCCTTGGTGCAGAAGTCTATGTCTTCACTGACAGTGTTGTTGTGATTCAATGCAGAATGATATTGAAACTGAGGATATCCTATACTTTTCAGTACCTGAGACTTGACCAACACACAACCAAACCCACAACCTGCTATTTCTAATAACCGTTGATTCTGTAGTTTCCAGTAAGGCATGTGGCTGACACCGCCCCTGTCTGTGTGTTCGTAGATTTCTATTATCTGCTGCTGTTTGCGTTGTCTATACACTGCAGAAACTATGTCAACATCGTGCGCCAGTAATTTACTTAATGTGTCTGTGGCGAATACCATATCGGAATCCACAGCCCATAGATAATCATAGCCATTCACGGCCCAATCTGCTATGAGATTGCGCACCTGATCTACATTATATCCATAAAAGTATTGAAATGTGGTCTGGTATCCCTCGGGTATGATCTGATCGTAGATGCTCTTGAAGGTCTCCGCTTCTATGTTGCGAGCTGTGGGAATTGCTATGAGTATCTTTTTTTTTATCATTGTGGATTTACCTATTATCTGTCTTGCTGTGGCATTTTGTTCAACAGCATTGACCTTGTAGTCGTTTAATGGATTTACATCATTGTAATTGTACACCACATCTTGCACACACAGAACCTTTTGCGGATCAGCCTGCTCGATCAACGCATAGAATACAGCACCATCGCCTCCAGCTTTGTACCATTCATGATTCTCGTTTTGAAATACGCTGTCATCACAGCCGTTGATAAGGTATTTCTTGAATGTTCTAAGATGTGTGTAAGGCAGTATCCAATTGAAATGATGTTGCCTGTAGCTGCGATCTTGTCGTACCTGCAAGGGATATGGTTGGCTGATTAATGGTATTTTATCAGCCATGCTCCAACAACTACCGTAGGTAAATTCTGCACTGTTTCTGTAAATGCTGTTGAAATAGGCCAACACTGTGTTGTCATTGATCAGGCTGTCATCACCGTCTAAGATCATAACGATGCTGTGATCATCAAACGTTCTAAACATATCCACTTGATTTTTTACAGCCCCTTGGTTGGCTGTGTTCTGTATTAGGGTGAATTTGGATCTTAGAGTTTCGGGCAGTGCTGCTAGCTCGGTGTTGATGATCTCTACGGTGTCGTCTGTGCTGGCATCATCAATCAACCAATGGTGATAATTGTCATAGTCTTGACTGGCCACACTTTTTACACAGTCGACAATGTAGTCTGCACAGTTATAGAAAGTTGAAACTATATTGATAGTAGATTCTTGATTGACTCGGTGATTTTCTAATTCCACGAGATTGTGATATCTTCTACGCCATATTTTGTGTATGCGATGATTGATCTCAGTGACTATGCGATATTGATCTAGTGCCAGATAGCGGCCACAGGTTCGATAAAAGTGCTGTTTCCATTGCAGAGCCACAGAATCCCAACCGGCCACTGTTTTGACTATGTTGCAGTAGTACTGTTTCTGTTGATGCAGATATCTATTGTTAAAAGCACTTAGTGTGAGATCAACGAATTTATTCACCTGATCTTGAGTGTTGATATCAGGGAACAGCACATTGGGCTCTATGGCATAATCCATGAGGTAGCAGGCACCTTCTAGAGCAATTTCTTCCAGTGCGCCAAATCTACAGGTTATTACAGGGGTGTTATAGCACAGACTTTCTAGAGTACTGATACCAAATGTTTCTGGAAAAGCTGCAGGATATATCATGAAATTGGCCTTGGCTAACCTATCTGCTATTTCACTCTGAGGTATCACCCCAGTGAATTCTATATCCAACTGCTGATTCACCGGATCGTTGGCCATTCTACGCCAATCTTGTTCTTGTTGATCTGGCTGACCATTCACGGTAAATCTGTAATAACCGCCTATGACCGTGAGTTTGGCCTGAGGAATCTGCTGTTTGATCCTGGGCCAAATCTGTTGCACCAAGGGTATCATGCCTTTGGTCACTGATGCATTATAAACAAATCGATTGGGGTCTTTGCTAGCAATATCCACTTCGGCATGATAGAGTCTCACACCATTGCGGGTTATAAACATCTTGCGTTTCAAAACTTCAAAATTACGTCTGCGACCGTGATGACAGTTGGTGACATAGGTCAAGTGCCAGTCGCTGAGTGTGAATATGTCTGTGATATGATCAGTGACAGCCAGCTCTTCTATGAGATTATCACCTAGACAAAAGGTGTCGTGCATCCAAAGCACACGCTGCGTGGCTTTGCTGAGTATCCTCGCATAGAGGTTCATACTGGCAAATGGCTGTGCTCTGGTATCACCAACTTTGTTGAATTGATCGCCCTCTAGAAAAGGTATAATGGTTCTGCTGCTGATCACGATATCAAAATCATGATCATCTGCGAGATCACTCAGAGGACGATAGGTCACTGAGTCATAGACTCCCGGTTGAGCATGATCTAGATCACAGTTGTTGAACACAGTGACTTGGAAATTCAATCGGGATAATTCCAATGATATCAGCGTCACAGCACTTTCCGAACCACCTAGACCTTGTTTGAACACAGTGGTTCCATCATATGGTATGCCTATGATGTCTATAATTGCAATTTTCATGCACTTACTTAACTGAGTTAGTAGTTTTTTAGATGAAAACTGAGTTTAAATATACCAAGTCTGTGTGGCTGATGCGCTGACTTTGACATCTTCACCTGAGCTGTAGGCAAATGTAGGCGCAGCAACGAATCCGGCTATAGAAGTGTCTGACTTTATCACATGTAATTTTGCATTTAAATCACTAACAGAGCTGACTTTGGCTTCCAAGGCCTCGGAGTGTATGTCAGTGATTTCAGTGTCTATATGCACTATGTTAGTAACAGTTGTGCTAAATTGCACAGGATTTACCCGTGATCCAATATCTACCAATGAACTGACTCTGGCTTCCAGGGCCTCAGAGTGGATGTCAGTGATTTCAGTGTCTATGTAATCCAAACTCACTACCGAAGGTTTGTATCCTTGAAAAACGGCAGGACTTCCAGTTCTGATTTGATTGGTAATTGATCCGCCGGCTATTGCTGTTACCATAGTGGCCGAATTCAATATGGGTTCTGAGGGGTTGGTTGTTACTGTAAATGAGGCCGTACCACTCTGAGAGGTTGGATTTTCATTAATGACATTAATGTCTGGAATAAATCCATCAATTCTAACATTGCCGTTTCGATTTAATGTAAATTTATTTGGTGAGTTGTCAATAAATCTATTTGATTGACAAGTTAATAAACTTGTATTTGCTATTGCTGTTAGTGGTGATGTTGGAGGGGTAAAGGCTGAGGCGTAAACTATACTATTTACAACTCTAAAATTGCTAATATAACCAAAGGGTGAATATGTCGATTCGCCGATAGATAAATCTACTGTACTAGAATATGTAGGTGTTGTAGAACTAATAGACGCCTGCCCGTTTACATATACTTTAGTAGTTGTTCCATCCCAAGTTACTGCAAAATGATTCCAAGTATTTAATGTCCAACCAATTGATCCTGTCAGGCCACTGGAACCAGACCAATAAAAAGTTAAAGTTGTATTATTTTGATAAAGTCTACCTGCCGTAGCGTATCCTGTACCGCTAGAGTAAACTGCTCTAAAAGATGCCGCCGATGAAGTTGGATAGTACCAACCTTCTATAGTAAAACTGCCAGAACTTCTTACTACTGCACCAGATCCTACCGCAGTTATAAAATCAGTAGTACCATCAAAGTATGCACTACCACCATTAACGCTAGGATTATAACTTGTTGCAGATTGTAAAAATGGATTGAAGGCTTGAACTGATACATCACCTGCTTTAGTTAATGTAAAACTATTTGGTGAGTTATCAATTAATCTATTACTCTGACAAGTTAGTAAACTTGTATTTGCTATTGCTGTTAGTGGTGCAGTTGGGGGAGTAAAGGCTGAGGTATATACTGCAGTTCCTTTGACTATACGTAAATTAGAGATATAACCGGTATAGAAGGTTGAAGGTGTGCCTCCAAATCTAAACGTTCCGATATTTAAGTAACCCAAAGAATAGTTAGTTGTGTCGGCTGAACCGTAAGTATTTGCTAAGGATCCATTGATGTACATCTTATCATTACCTGAACTACTACCACTTCTAACTATTGCTACATGGTTCCAAGTGTTATATGTAATTGATGCCGAACATAACAAGTTTGAAGTGTCTGTACCACCATAAAAATAAATTGTACCAGCCTCATGATATATTTTAATACCACCAGGATTATTGCCGAGACTGGTTGATATTCTAGTATCCAATATAACAGCAACCGTTCCATTTGATGCATTCATCCAAAATTCAATCGTAAAATCACCAGAACCCATTGCTAATGCTGTGTTATTAGTAGTATTTGCTAAATAATCCCCAGTACCATCAAAGTAATTACTCCGGTTATAACCGTAAGGATTGAAAGTACCTTGTGTTGCATTACCGTTTCTTTGTATATTAAAGTTATTGGTGCTACTATCTATGAATACACTGTTGTTAGCCCCATTAGTCGATGCAGCACCTTCACCGTTCAATAATAAAGTATCATATGATGAGTATGGGTCCGGCGCTATAATAGATATTGAAAATGTTCTAGTATTAGATAGATTTGCAGTATCAGTTGCAACTATAGCAAATGAATATGTATTAGCAGTGGAAACGGATCCAGATAACAAACCGTTTGCTGCAAGTGTAAGATTTGCAGGTAGAGAAGATCCTACTGCAACAGAATATATTATACTGGATAGGTCTGTTGCAACAAGAGTATTTAAATAATTCTCGTTTACAGGTGCTGATCCTAGATCAGCAGCAGTTGTCCAAGCAGGTTCGACATTTCGTGTAATTGGTAATGTAAAACTTCTTGATGTATCTTGATTCTCTGCGTCTTTAGCATTTACTGTAAAGTTATAATTGGTTGTGGTGTTTGCCGCAACCGTTCCCGCAATCAATCCGTTTGCATATAGTGATAATGAAGAAGGCAGAGTGTTTGCTGCAGCCAAAGTATATACTGTTGCAGAAGGTGCACTTAATTGTATAGATATTGGCACCAACGCTTCACTTGATGTTAATGTACTGCCCGTGCTCCAAGCAGGGAAAGCCGAATAAGTAAGCCCGTTAACAAGTAATGCTAAAGATCCATCCGGATTAATTACGTATACAGATTTACTTGCGCCTTCTGTAGAAGCAGGAATCTCTGCTCGTATTTGCGTATTAGATACCCAGGTAATAGTTGTTGCAGGTGTTTGATCTATTAGAACTTGAGCGGCGCTGTTAAAACTTTGACCATTAATAATAATGTAACCTCCTCCCACATTAGCAGCAGTATCGTCAAGTGCGTTGTATTGACTGTCTGCTATCTGCACATTACTAATGCGAGGACCAGATATTGCTGCCAGAGTTTCTGGAGTTAAATTATCTAATGTTAGTTTTGTTGTCATTTTTATACGTAAGTTATACTTGTTACCGCAGATGCGCCAGTTGGGTTGGTCACAAATAATAAATTAATACCTACATTTGATGATGGCATAGATGCTCTAATTTCCGTAGAGTCAACACGTGTGACAGTTGTTGCTGTTTTTAAAGCGCCTCGTCTTACTGAGACTTGACACCCTATTTGAAAATTTGTTCCTAATATCTTTAAATATCCACCAGTAACATTGGATAGTGAACCGCCAGATGAAACATAACTAGAATCTGTTACTATTACGTTGGCGATTGTTGGACCGTCTAAAATTTGGCCCTGTGTTAATGCTATAAGCCTACTATCAAAATTTGCTAAAGTTACTTTGGTTGTCATTTGGTAATACTATTTTGTTCTTTTATTTATTAGTATTGCAATTTTACAATTCTGCAGACATTGGGAACACCTCAGCAATCACCTTAGCGCATGCTTTGGCAACTTCAATGTGTTCTTTTTGTGTGCCATTTTCCGAACGAAGTTGAATATAGTGAATCCAGCTACGTAAAGTTCCTGCCATATAGAGTTTAGAAACTGTTAAACCTTCAGGTAAAACTGCTCTGGCTTGTTCTTTTGCAATGCCCATATCAGTTGCTTGTTTATAAACTTCTCTTGTCAGTTTAATAATTTCTCGTTGTTGTTCTTCCCACCAACGATTTAATTCTCTATGATCTAAATTATTTAGTACATCTAATTCAATGGAATTTTGTCTGTTTTTAGTATCCTGCAATCTCGCTTCACGAGTAACAAAATCTAAATCTTGTGTAGGATCGGCATAACGCTGACTAAACTCTTGAAATGAGAACGACCGATGGCGAAGCATTTGTCTAGCAATGTCACGTGTTGTTTCAATCTCAAGTGTTAATGATACCATCTCCAAAGGAGACCAATGCTTATTGGCAATCAGATATTTAATTAATTTTTCTGAGGTACCTTTATTGTTTTGATTAGATGGATTAGAAACTCGAGCACAAAATGCTACAAGTTCCGTCATATTTTCTGCAAAGTATTGTGCAGGTTGTGAATATGAAATAATTTCTACTTTCATATTAATCCCAAAGATTTTGATAATATCTACCAAACAGTCTAAAACCGTTTTGTATTCTTGCTTCGACTACCTTCATACCTTCATAATCACATTTATATGTGTTATTAGGGCCGTCTTTCATTTGATAGTATTTGTGTTCGCCCTTAGGCACTTCATTGCCGTCTTTATCAACGGGAACCCATATCATGTCATGGACACCGCTACGGAATTCTTCTTCCCAGCTGTCATCGACTTTACATTGAAATGCAAAAATCATTTCATCTAGAACATATTCCCAGCGCTTGAAATGGTTGCCATCGGTGTCCCACTCGTTTTCTTTCGGCGGCGCAGATGTTGATTTTAGTTCTTCTGGTACATCTTCATCGTCCACAAATCCCGCACCATGTTGTGTTTCTTTCAGTTGCTTTAACATAGGAAGGATAATAGGACTCAAGGTATGATCCATACTCCAAGTATCCCAGTAGTCAATTTTAACATAGTCAATTTTTGGATGTACACGATCCAATACCCATTGTATGCCTCGACTAATTGGGACTAGATAATCACTCCATCTTTCACACCACTCTGGACGCTCTACAAATTCTGTAGTTGCTTCTTCCAATGTAGGAATACCTTTTTTGCGACTACATTTAGACCAATCGGTCCAAAAGAAAATGTAATCAAAAATGGTATAAGGAGAGATCCAATGATCTCGATATTTTCCAATATATACTTTCATCAGTATTCTGCCCAGTATTCTGCCTTCTCGCCTTCTTTAGTAAAGAATGTATTCACTTTATGTTCATCGCTCCATGATTTTGCGTAATCATTTTCTTCGTCGCATAATTCTAATGCATCTTCTTCGGAGATAACTCGGTGACTAACAATAGTCTCGCCTAGATGTTTTTGACTAAATTCTTTTGCCTCATTCATTGTTACTGTATCAAGAGCCCATTCTGCCTTACCTTTTGGTACTTGAACCATATAACGCTCACGGAATGTACTGATACATTCAACCAATACCCATTCTTTTTCCTGTGCCATTTCTTTTTTCCTCAACAACCAAGAACCATCTTTTTGGTCAATCCATTCTAAAGTATCACCAATATGCCAACCCGTGTCCGCCCAGATTTCATCGTCAAGGGGAAGAATTAAATCCCCTGTTTCTGGATCTGTAATTAATGTAACAACTTTTTTCATCTTAACACCTCTTCCATTCCGTAAATTTCATTTTTGCTTCTAACCCTGAGAATACATTCTTTGCTACAATTTTCTTAGCGTCAATGCCATTCTCAACCATTTCATTTATGTCCTTTTCTTCGATAGTCTGAGGCCATATAACCACATTATAATGTCTATCTATGATCTTGTCAAGCACTCGGACAACATCCTTATTTCTCGGCTGGTTATCAATAATCATAACCAATTTATCTTTTGGCAAATCTAATGTTTCCATTTTTCCGAAAGATGTTCCACCCACCGCAATTGCATTTGGTAAAAACAAACTATCCAAAGGACCCTCAGTTACATAGATTGTTTTATCTTTATCAATTTCATTCATACCAAAAATTAAAGGATCTTCTTCTTTAATTTTAATTACCAAATATCTAAGTGACTCGCCTCTCAATCCTCTACAAGTAACACCCGACAACTGACCAATTGTATTATAGAATGGTATAACCAATCTTGGTTCTTCCGTTGTTATTTTGTCTTTGTATTTATCGGATAGTTGAACAATATTCTTGATGTTATCAATAAAATATAATCGTTTGAACTTATCTCTCGGAATCTTTCTTTTTAAACAGAATTTAACCACTTCGTGATCTTCGGGTAATGTATCAACTCTATCTAGTAATTTGTCTAAAAGAGTTTCCTCTTTCTTTTCAAATACTGGTTCTACCATTTTAAATTTATCTTCAATCTTTTGATGAGGTTTATTAAATGGCAAACCCTCATTGTATCTTTCCATTACATATTGATTATACTGATAACCATCCAACTGCTTTAAGAATGAACCAAAGTGCATAGACACACTACAGTTGTGACACTTATAAAATAAATCATTTTTTTGGGGATAAAAGAATCCTCGTGCTTTGTTCTTTTTGGTTTGTGAGTCTCCACAGATGATACAACGACAATTATATAACCTTTCACTCTTTTGTTTGAAAAGAGGAAGCCGACTGCTTATGAGTTTTAAGTATTTAAGATCAGTAAATAATGACAAAAGAAGACTCCTTACGAGCCTCAATTATAATATAATTTGACTAAGGAGTCAAGTGTTTAGAACAACTTTTCCAATTTGATGTGAGCCAGAACATAACCCGCAGAAATGGCACCACCCATTACCATCCAACGCCATTTTTCGATTGAAGCCATTTTATCTGCAATCGCTTTATGCTGTTCTGTACTAGATTTGGTTTGCTCATCTAGTTTTTCCATAACCTTGTCGTGTTTGGTTTCAATATTATCTATCATATCATCACGCATTTCGCTTATGCGATGATGCAGTGTTGAGTAGTTAGAATCAATTTTACCTTCAAGCTTTTCCACAGTTCGGTTAATTCCCTTAACCTCTGTTTCTAATACTGTTATTCGTTGTAATTCTTCTTGATCAGACATTCGGTTTTCCTTTTGTAAACATTGCATTTGATGCAGTCCATTTCTTTTGTGCTTTTTTACTTACCGGAGGATTATTATCTAAACCTGCAACACCTGCTGTTGCTACAGCATTATTTGCTGGGGCTACCGCACCTGCTCCCATTTCTTCGGTGAATTGCTTGAAGGTGAAAATCTTTTGTTTATCTAATGCCTCATTCACAATCTTGAGCTCCTCTGTCAAATCCAAATTAATTCTTTTAAGGAATTTTTCTTCAAGATTCATTGACTCTTTGCCATTTGCTAAATCTTCACGAACTAACGAATATGCTGCGGCAAGAGAAAGTAATCTTTTATTCTCAATAGGTAATTTTTCTATAATACGCTTTAATCTAAATACTAATCTGTGTAATAGAGTATATGCATCTCTAAGTTCTACAGTATTTAGATCGCGCATCTTTTTCAACTCTTTACCCTTTGCGTCTATAATTCCAAGACGAAATGCCTCAGTCTTATCGAAAGGAGTAACAAGCATATGTAATATTCTATATGCTATAATTGAGTCTACAAATTTTCCCATTTTAAATTTTCTTTAGGTTTTCTAAAATTGTTTCATCTATAGGTATATCGTTATCAAGTATTTCTATACCTTTTGACACAATAACTTTCATTGGCATATAATTTAAAAATACTAGGAAAGTTTTTATCTGAGGCCAAAACTTTTCTTCTAATTTAAAAAACAACATTTTTGTTGTTGCTTCAATTCCAAATAAATTTCCAAGTACAATTATATGATTAAGAATTAATCTTTCCTTTAATTCTTTTCCCACATTATGTTTTCTCAATAATCTCTTAATATATTTAAACCTCTTGAGATCATTTAAAAATTCATCCATGCCATTACAAGACGGATTATCGTAATTTTTTACTGCGAACATAGTAAAATTATCTTCAGTCAATTCAAAATTCATATTTTATCTTAAGGTTAATGCCCCATTTGTTATTGTTATTCCACCACTCATATTACCATCTGACAAATTTGCAAAAGGATTATATAAAAACTTATTAGAACTTCCTTGCAAAGATCTCAAATTTGTGTAGTCACTCGTTAGGCCTGTAGTATATATAACACCTGAACCTGCTGTTGTATTGGCAATCCATTTTTTCATTTGGTCTGGCTTTATGCCGGGATTAAGTTGAAGATATAAAGCGCCAACACCGCATACTTGAGGTGCTGCCATAGATGTTCCGCTTAATACAACTTGTTTAAAGCCTGCATCATTTCCATATGCGGCAGAGCTGAATGCATTTGTATTACTTGTTGCACTCAATACATTTGAGCCTGGCGCAAATATATCAACACCTGGACCAGTTTCACTAAATACAGATTTCCATTCCAATGACGATGAATATGTATTTGTGTCAGATGATCCAACCTTTATTGCTTGATCATCCAAAGGACTAGATCCTTGATGATAATTATAATCTGCGCCACCCGTTGTTAAGTAATTACTATAATCAAGTCCGCCTGGAACATCTACCTTATGATAATTATTACCCGCAGAAATAATGACATGTATTCCTTCGTCTATCATTTCTTGCACGTCTACATCTACTTGACCTTGTCTAAAATTTGCAATAAAATTTGCACCGTTCATCAAAGGAACAATACCGTAGTTAGTCCATCTATAGCTAGAGTCACCTGTTGTACTAGCATCACTATATGTGTTACCTCTGTATGTAACAGATGAAACTGTAGAATATGTTAAACTATATCCCCAACTCATATTAACTATTGTTGGTCGTTTAAATCCTGTTGCAGGATCAATTGGTTTATTTCTATGCCACAACTTTATTACGTCAAAGCAATCGCTAACAGATATGCCCGTACCAGAATCTCCTGCACCTTCAAGTCCATTTACTTTGAGAGAATAAATTCTAGCATTCTTTGCCCAGCCAAAAGTTCTACCTGCGGCAATTGCGGAAACATGAGTTCCATGTCCTTCATAATCTCTGTAATGATTTGCACTTTGAGTACCATCTAATCCGCTAGCAGTATACCAATTTATCTGTTGTACTCTCGTATTGCCCGCATTATCTAAAAACTCCGGGTGATATACTTCAATACCACTATCTTGTATTACAACATCGACGCCTGTTCCATCTAATGTGTAATCATAATTTCCTGTTGCAGTTAATCCAGAGCCATAATTATTAATTACGTTACTTGATCTAAACAATCCCCAGTTACTTCTTGTTCCTGTTGATACTGCGCTTTTACTAAAATCGCCTCTTTGGTAACCTTTAAATCCCATCACAACATCGTCTCTTTGAGATAATGGAATTTCTACAGAATATACTCTTGAATCGTTTTGTAGTGCAGATGCTTCTTCGTCTGTAAGCGAGTAATGACAGCTACGCAAGCTACCATCTCTATTATTAATAATTTCTATTTTTCTGTCAGGTATGAATTCTAAATTGATTGTTTCCGATTCCATCTCTTTCCAAAATGTATCGTAATCAATCCCTTTATTTAAACTGACAACATATTCTTTAAGCATTTGCCACACCTGTTGACGGGAATTGTCTTAATTGCCCTGGATATACTATTCTAACAGCGCCATCGCCACCTGGGGAAGCAGATCTATTATCTCCACCCACACCACCACCGCCTCCTTGTCCTACCGACATTGAGAAATAATCATTTGAACCATCGCCGCCATTTGTTGCTGGAGAAGTAGAAGTACCGCCGGCTCCGCCCGCGCCAGTTGTTCCTTTACCTTGAACACCAACACCGCCACCATTAGCACCAACACCTATTCTATTAGAATCGCTTGCATATCCTGCACCGCCGCCACCACCACCACCACTGTTTGTTGCTGCAGCATCACCGTTAAAACTTGCCGCGGATGCTGGACTGCCTGTAGCACGTCTACCTTTGCCACCAAAACCACCTACACCGGAATAACCTGCTGCACCACCACCGCCCGGTGGTCTAAATCCGACAGTTGTTGTATCTATTGTTCCACCATAACCACCTGCAGCACCGCCATCATATACACCTGAAATTTCTCCACCTGTTGCATTTGTGGAACCAATTACAACTTGTGCAGTTCCTTGTGTACCTTTAGAGCCACCGCCAGCAATACAGGAAAAGGCACTTGAGGCGCCTCCATTTGTAGAATCTTGTGTTGTTGTTCTGTTGATTGTTATTTGACCAGCGCCACCGGCACCTACGACTATTGTATAGGTTACTCCTTCGGTAACAGCAATATTATTTCTATATGCCAAGGCTCCGCCGCCTCCACCACCGCCAACACCTATTAAATCCGATCCTGCGTCTCCACCACCACCACCGCCTACGCAAATAACCGAAACGGCAGTAACCCCTGCAGGACAAACCCAATCATATGTTCCTGGTGTTGTATATTCATCTTGACCATATACATAAAAAGATTTGCCATAAAAATCATATAATGAAATTGTACTTGCATTGGCAGTTAACGAAGCAAGATGTCTTGCTTCTTTATCATTTAGAGCAATAGTTGCTTCTGCTAATTTGTTTATTTCTAGATTGATAGAAGAGCCTGCGCTACTTCCACCCATACTCATCTCGCCATCTGCATTTAAGGCCATCATTCGCCCCTTATAATTGCATCAACTTTATCTTCTAATTGTTTGATTGCTTCAACTAATACAGGAATAATCTTTTCATATCTAATTGTTAGATATTTTTCATCTATAGGGGCAGGTGCTGTTACTTCTGGTAATACACTATGAGTATCCTGTGCAGATAAACCAATTTCTCTTACCTTTTTATAGCCAAGAGACTGTGCAAGGTCGTTTGCCTCATAATAGAAGCCTGTCAATTGTCTGATAATACCTAATGCATCTTTTATTTCACCAACTCGTGTTTTTAGTCTATCATCCGAGTAATATGCAGTAATATTATTTGTTGCACGAATTTCTCCAGCATTTGTAGATGCCGCGGTACCTACACCCAATGAATTAACTTGCCCATTCGATGCTGTAGTAAATCCTCCAGGCGTTCCTGTAGCGCCAGTTAATCCTGTTGCCCCTGCAGGACCTTCTATACCAGTAGCACCTGTTGCACCAATACCCGTAGCACCAGTTGTACCAATAGGACCTGTAGGACCCTCTATACCTG